CCAACAGCAATGACACCGCAACGAGACTTACCAAAACCAGTCCCAGCAATGATACTACCGTTAAAACTATTTTTTGCCCATGAGTTAAGGGCTTTTCTTTGTTCTGCATCTTTTATTTTAATTAACTTAGACACACTTCCATAAATTAACTGTTCTCTCTGTCGCCGAGTCATAGTAGTCACCTGCGTGTTCCACTAATCCTTTGTTACGAAGCTCAGAAACTCTGCCTGTAACTCTATTTATGTCCCAATCTAGTTTCTTAGCAATCATTCTATTGGTTGCTTGTCCTAAATCCATTTTAAGTACTGTAAGCACTTGCGCCTGGCGCTTGCTTATTACACCGTTATCAAACAGTTGTTGATACGACTCCTTTGACTTTTGATTTATCATCTTCTTGTTCTTTTAATAATTTACGTTTCTTAGCACCATACCTATCTCTGGTCCTTTGCTTCTCATAGTTTCTAATTGTATTATCAGATTTAAAGCCCATATACAAGTAGAACATATCATACTTTATATAGCTCATAATCTATTTCTTTAAATACTGATACACTCTAGCTGGAGTTACATTTAATCTCCTTGCTATGTTTTTAACACTTACTCCAAAGAATCGTAATACTTTTGCGTACCAACTCTTTGCTTTCGTTGTACTTTTCTTTAATTTACTGTACTTGTTTGTTACGCTGCTGTAATTCATAGTTTATTAGTCTAAGTCTGGTTCATAATTCTTTATTGTTTCTAAAATAGTACTCTCTACTTCCTCCTCTTCTATAAGACAAGTTTGAATTAAAAAGTTGTATATATCTACTTGTATTAAGTTCCCATTTGTTTCGTTAAATACTGCCCAAATGTGATTAATACTTACTGAAGGATCTATAGGCTCTTCGTCCCAGTGTCCTCCGGATTGACCTGAGTCATAGTCGTAATCAACTGTGACTTGCCAACCTCCTTCTAGTTCTATTGTTTCTAATGCCATAATTAAATTCCGTTAATGATTATCATATAAAGTATAATACCTATTATACCTATAATACCTACTGTACACGCAAACATACTGTAGTCAAAATTATAATTCGGTTTCATATTCTGTTTGTTTTAGTACAACTTGTTTTATTTCCACAACTATGTCCATTAACTGGTCATACACTGCTTCCATTTCTTCTGTGTTCATCTCTTGAGCAATTTCTTTCTCATATTGACTAGACAGTTTTAAAAGTCTGTTAAATTTCATTTTTACTATACCAGCATGTGTACCTTTTAAATTGTACAGTTGCTCGTTAAAACATCTAAACAATGCAATCAGTATACTTATGTCTAAAGTGTCTTCCTTTGTTAAAGTTGATTTCATGTCGCTAATTGTTTTATTTCGTCCATTTGTTCTATTAACTCTTTATTTTCTTCTTCAAGAAATTCTATCCTAGCTATAAGCTTTTCAATAATCTCATCTTTGTCGTTAGAATCGCTAACACCTTTTACGCCTAGAGCTGCAGCGCATAAGTCAAAGAATTCTCTATACCTTTTATCTACATCCCACAAATCGTTGTGAGATCTAAATGTATGGAGAACTGTACAATGACTTTTTCCAAATATTCTACCAATCTGTGATAGGTTATACTTTAAAACATCATTGATTAATACCATGCATATTCTACGAGAGTTTACAACTTCACGTAATCTACTCTTACCTCTTATTTCTGCTATAGATATTTCTGTAAGCCTAGATACTGTAGCTATAATTCTAGCAGAACGCATGTCTAGTTTATGGAGTTTTATTTTTCCCATGATTTACTAATGTTAGTGTCTGCCTTAAGCAAACCATTTGTTACTACTACTAATGCAGCCTCTTCCATAAGTCTAGTCATTTCTGTTACCCATGTCTCAGCATACTCAATTGTACAAACTGTGTCTATCTGGTCATGGACAGTCATTACTATCTTAACAGGTGCATTAGTTTCTTTGATGTAATTTCTTACTAGTATCAAAGCTAATTTAGTCATGTCAGCAGAAGCACCTTGTATTGGTGTGTTCTTACTAGCACGTTCTATACTACCAAGCTCAAATGCTTGACTCTTATCTTTATAGATGCGAGGATACCATGTAGGAAACCAACGACGTCTATTATAAGGAGGAAACGTTTTAATGTATCCATACTTCTTACCAAAGCTACCTAGTTTGTCTAGGAACCCACCAATAGATGGGAAGGCTGCAAAGTATTTCTCAATCAAAACTTCAGCATCTTTGATACTAATGTTAAGAGTGTCTGCAAGTTTATGTGGTCCCATACCATAAGCCAAGCCAAAGTTAATTGTCTTAACGTTTGTTCTTAACTTACCATGTTTAGGGCACTTACACTTACTTTTATTCTTCATGTAATTACAATCAACTTCAGCTGTATCTACCCACTCTTGTCCGTAAACAAGATCAGCACATACACTGTGTAAGTCTTGCCCTTTCTCTAGTGCATCTATCCATACCGGATCTTTGCTACCAAAAGCAATAACATTTAGTTCTTGAGAAGAATAGTCACTAGATACAAAACACCAACCTTCAGGAGCAAGAAAACAATTACGGAACTTGTTGTCTGCAGGTATCTGTTGCATGTTTGGTTTCTTGGATGCTACACGACCAGTGTCAAGTATCTGATTAAAGCTTGTATGTATTTTACCATCACTTGATACAAACTTAAAAAAGTCTTTACCATAAGAGGTAGCAAGCTTCATTTTCTCTTTGTATCTAACATACTTATCAATAAGCTTGTGTTGACGTCTATGTTTAAACATCTTCTTACCGTTAACATCTTCTAGTTTAGGGACTAGTTTTCTAAATACTTTTAATACTTGTGTAGGACTACTCCATTTGATTTCAAGTTTACGCAGTTCTTCCTTATCCATAAACAGGTCACCTTGGATATGTGAAGGTACAAACTCAGACAGGTTAGGACTATCAATCACTAACTGGTCTAGTTCATCTCGCATACCCAAGGCTTCTTGCTCACTAGCTCTAGCTATAATCTCCCATCTTTCTCTATCAATATCAATACCATTGTACTCTATGTCAGCAAATGCAAGCACAGCCTTATTCTCAAGGTCTACTACCTCTTCTAACTTAAACTCTGTTATCTTAGGCAGTTGTAAAGTACGTAGCTTACATAAATATTCTACATCTTTAGCACCATATACTATCTGATCATCACGATAGGCTTGTCCTGTAAGGCCTATAAATTGATTTCTTACTTCTTTGTTTAGTTCTACATCTAAGTAACGTTTACATAAGTCTTTAAGTCCATACCCTAGGTGTTGACCACAAGATATAATCCTCTCAACTAAGAATGTGCAGTAAATACCTTCTGTATCTATGTTTGCCCATCTTTTAATAAACTTGTAGTCAAATTTAGCATTGTGAAATATCTTTACTATGTCTTTACTCTCTAGTATATCTCTTAGTGGTTCTATACTTACAAAACGTGTGTCTATTACAAACTGTTGATTTTCATCACCAATCTGAAACATAATCATCTTCTTGCATGTAAAGTCAAAGCCTTCTGTCTCAGTATCTACACCAAGTACAGCCTTAGTTGCGCAGTAATCTACTACATCTTGTATTGTACCTAGTTTATATGAGTCACTCAGGCTCGTTGTATGTGTTATGAATGTTATCATTTGTTAATGTTTTTAAAAATGTATCATTAAACTCTAGTAAGTATTGAGCATGTTGTAGAGATATTTGTTTCCCTTGCCATACTACTGTGTCTCTATCGTCAGCTTCTGCTTGTTTGTAATCAATGCGAAGGTCTTCTATATCACCCTCTCTCATTGCAATAAATAATTCTTTCATCTTTCCCATTATTGTAGTTGTTAAATGAAAAAAGGAGCAACGTATGTTGCCCCTTTAATCTGTTCTATTAAATTAGTTTAGTCAAATATGATAGCCTTGACAAGTATAACAAATATTAGTATAGCTACTATGTATAAGGCTGTCAACATGTTCTCTGAGTATGAGGTTATAAAAAATCTTATTACAATTTCAATACAAATATACAATAAAAGTATACAAGTACCAAACTATTCTAATAATTTCTTTAGGTCATCCCATGACATGTGTTTAGGTGCATTTCGTAGCTTATTTAACATAGGTGAGTTTATCTCTTTCCCATATTCTTCTACAAATGCAGAAAAGTCTGACTTAATAAAGGTGTGGTTTGGCTCAGAGTTAGTTAATATGCATTCAGTTATACTAAATACATAGTCTCCTTTACTCTTAATATAAGGACCGTTCTTACCTTTACGTTTGGCATACTTTTTAGGATCTAACACATGTTCTAGTCTTGTAGGTGTTGTAGTTTCCCTTACTTCTACTCGCATTCTGATGTTTTTGTAAGTAGGATTAAGGTAGTTTAGTTCTACATAATCCTCAAAGTCATCGTTAAGTTCCCAGTTAAGTTGTTCTACATCTATACCTAGTCCAACTAGTATATCATATGGTTCAGCAGGAAATTTAGCACGTCTAATACCAGGAGTATGTCTAGAATCAGATTGATTCATAACTACAATTGCTCTAGTATTATTAATAACTCTTTCTCCTACCTCTATCATAATCTTACCATTGTTACCGCGAGTCATTGAAAGTAGGATAGTATCTCCTATTTGTAACTCGTCTTTGTCTATAGTATTATAAGTCTTCAACATATCTTCTATCTTCTTCTGCTTGTAGTAGTACTTCAAAGGGAATCTCTTCACTGTTAGCATTGTCTACTACAAAAATGTTTTTAATTGGAGATGTACATTCACCCATAAAGTGTAATGCATCTACTTTGTCTGAAAATGTTTTGTCTTGAACGTCACATAGTTGGTCTGTGTCACAAGAGTGGTCGCCGTAACGGTCGCACTCAAATCTGATTACAAATAATCTTGCCATGATAATAATGATTTTAAATGTTAATTAATGAGTTAGTAATGACACACTTACAGCAGTGTCCTCTGTTTATTAGAGCAGT